GCTAAAGTGGAAGACCTCGAAACCAAACTCAATGAAGAAATTGAAACCAACATTGAATATAAAAAAGCTTTGACAGAAGCTTTTAAAGAACAATTGACAGTCGGAGTATGTGAAGGTTTAACCGCAACACAAGTAGAGAAACTCAAATCACTCGCAGAGAGTGTTGACTTTTCCACAGAGGAAGAGTTTGTAGAGAAACTTGAAACATTGCGTGAAAACTATTTCCCATCTGGTATCCAGAAAGCGAAAGTATCACATCTTCAAGAGCAATTTGAAGATACCGAAGACAAGAAAGTGATCGCTGATCCTTATGTCGCAATGGTATCGCAAGCGATTTCGAAAACAAAAATTTAAATAATCAAGGAGATACAAATGTATTTGTCTGAACAAACACAACAAAAGTGGGCATCGGTTCTGGATCATCCAGACTTGGCTCCTATTAAAGACCCGTATCGTAAAGCTGTTACCGCTGTTATTCTTGAGAATCAAGCTCAAGAAATGATGAAAGAAGCTGGTATCCTACACGAAGCTGGTTCCCCAACTAACTTTGCTGGTACAGGTGGTTTCGGTGGCGGTGCTGCTGCTGCTGGTCCTGTTGCTGGTTTCGATCCAATCCTTATCAGTTTGGTTCGTCGTTCATTGCCTAATCTGATTGCGTATGACGTTTGCGGCGTACAGCCAATGACAGGTCCTACTGGTCTGATCTTTGCAATGCGTACTAAGTATGCTGGTCAAGGTGGTACTGAAGCTTTCTACAACGAAGCTAACACAGCATTCTCTGGTGCTAACGGCGCAATCGTTGCATCTTCAATGAGCATTGCTGGTAACACAACAGATTATCTGTTTACTGGTAACGCTGCTCCTACTGGCGCAATGACTACTGGTTCCGCTGAAGCTTTGGGTGACGGTGCTGTTGGTAACACATTCCAAGAAATGGCATTCTCAATCGAGAAAGTAACTGTCACTGCACGTACACGTGCTTTGAAAGCTGAATACTCGATGGAACTTGCACAAGACTTGAAAGCAGTTCATGGTCTGGACGCTGAGACTGAATTGGCAAACATTTTGTCTGCTGAAATTTTGGCTGAGATCAACCGTGAAGTTATCCGTACAATCTACAAAGTAGCACGTCCTGGTGCACAAGCTGGTACAACTACTGCTGGTACATTTAACCTCGACACCGACTCGAATGGTCGTTGGATGGTTGAGAAGATCAAAGGTTTGGCGTTCCAAATTGAGCGTGAAGCTAATCAAATCGCCAAGCTGACTCGTCGTGGCAAAGGTAACATCATGATGTGTTCATCGGATGTTGCATCTGCACTGGCAATGGCTGGCATTCTCGATTATCAATCGGCTCTGCAAGGTCAAGTATCGTTAACCGTTGATGACACTGGCAACACATTTGCTGGTACTATCTTTGGTCGTATCAAAGTTTACATCGATCCATACTTCCCAACTGGCTCAACTTCTGAGTTCGCCGTTGTTGGTTACAAAGGTTCCAATGCATATGACGCAGGTATCTTCTACTGCCCATACGTTCCTCTGCAAATGGTTCGTGCTGTTGACACTGGTACATTCCAGCCTAAGATCGGCTTCAAGACCCGTTACGGTCTAGTTGCTAATCCTTTTGCTGAAGGTACAGGTCAAGGTCTTGGCGCACTGAATACACAGTTGAATAACTACTACCGTGCATTCCGTATTGCCAACTTGATGTAATTAAAAAACCACCATTAAGAGTGGCCTTTAGAGAGACACCTTCGGGTGTCTCTTTTTTTTGTTTATAAATATAGGTATGACAGCACTCAATAGAAATCCATCCAATCCTAACATGTATCAACCGAACAAGTTTCAGTTGAATTTTGCTAGGATTCCAAACATACAATACTTCTGCCAGATGATTACATTACCTGGTATCTCTACATCTGAGATTCCGGTAAACAATCCTTTTGTGGAGTTGTATGCTCCAGGTGAAAAAGCAATCTATGATGTCCTGAACATCACATTCTTAGTAGACATGGAATTAAAATCTTGGTTAGAAGTTCATGATTGGTTACGTGCTTTGACATTCCCAACAGAGTATGAAGAGTATCAAAACTTAGCTAACATAAATAAATACACTACGACAGCAAATTCTTCAAGACCTCAATATTCTGATGGCTCAGTAACATTATTATCCGCAGCAAACGTTCCGTATTTTAAGTTTAATTTCATTGATCTTTTCCCAATATCTTTGTCTGGTTTTACAGTCAGTGCAACAGATAGTCCAGAATCAATCATCACCGCAGACGCTACATTCAGATTTTCTTATTTTAATGTAGAAAAATTAATAAAAACTATTTGACAAAATAGAAATAATGTGATAAACTCCGTGTAGGAGGTTCGAAATGAGTAAGCTTGATGAATTATTACAGGCGTGGGCAACCGATTCTATCATTGATAGAACTGAACCCGGCAAAGCCTTGATTGAAATCCCTAAACTTCACAGCAAGTATTTAAATATTTTATCACACCACAGGCTTCAAGCCAAGGATGCTGAGTTTAAATGCAACAGAATGAAGAAGCTAAAGTGGGAATACTATACTGGTAAACTTGATGATGAAGATTTAAAAAAACATGGATGGGAACCTTTTCCTTTCACATTAAAAGCTGACATCTCATATTACCTTGAATCGGATGAAGATATCAACAAGTATCTGGCAAGTAAATTACTTCATGAAGAAATTGTTGATGTATGTAATTCTATTTTGAAAGAGTTAAATAATCGTGCATGGGAATTAAAATCATTTATAGATTGGGAAAGATTCATACAGGGTGCATGATTTAAAATTAATAAAACTAAATGAAGCATTCATAAAATTTGAGTGTGAGAAAAGTTTAGCACAAGAACTTCAAGATTACTTTACCTTTTATGTACCTGGTTATCAGTTCATGCCAGCGTACCGCAATAAACTTTGGGATGGCAAGATACGGTTAGCTGATCTTCGTACCTTTACCATCTATCATGGTGTCGTTCCTTACATACAGCAGTTCTGTGAAGAACGAAATTATACTTTAGAAATTGATTCAAAGATTAGTTGCACTGAAAACTTTTCTCTGGTTGAAGCCCTACAGTTTGTTGATTCATTATCCCTACCACATGAGGTCAGAGACTATCAATTAAAAGCATTTGTCCGTGCAGTCCGTGACAAACGCATGATGTTGGTATCACCAACGGCATCAGGCAAATCATTAATCCAATATATCATACTTCGGTATCTGCAACAACAAGAACACAAAAAAGGTTTGCTTATTGTTCCGACAACATCTTTAGTTGAGCAGATGTTCAAAGACTTTAAAGACTATGGTTATGATTCCGACAAGTTCTGTCACCGCCAATACTCTGGTAAAGATAAAGATACTGATAAGTTTCTGACCATAACAACTTGGCAATCTATCTATAAGAATCCTTCAGAGTATTTTGAACAGTTTGATTTTGTGTTTGGGGATGAGGCTCATTTGTTCAAAGCCAAGTCTTTAACTACCATCATGACGGGGTTGACCAATGCATCATATCGTATTGGTTGTACAGGTACATTGGATGGTACACAGACTCACAAGCTAGTTCTAGAAGGATTGTTTGGTCCGGTATTTAAATCCACAACCACATCCGAATTGATTGAGAATAAACAGTTAGCAGATTTTAGAATCAAATGTCTGGTTCTAAAATACTCTGAGGCTATTTGTAAAGAATCTAAGTCGTGGGACTATCTAAATGAGATAGGATATATAGTAAGAAGTAAGCAACGAAATGAGTTCATTCGTAATCTGGTTCTATCCTTAGAGGGTAATTCTTTAGTACTGTTTCAGTTGGTTGAGAAACATGGTAAACAATTACATTCTATGATAGCTGAAAAAGCAAAGAACCGCCATGTATTTTTCGTGTATGGTGGTACTGATGTAGAGATTCGTGAGTCAGTTAGAGAGATTACAGAGAAGGAAAACAATGCAATTATTGTTGCGTCTTATGGTACTTTTAGTACTGGTGTCAATATTAGAAACTTACACAACGTTATCTTTGCTTCTCCAAGCAAATCCAGAGTACGTAACTTACAATCGATTGGTCGTGGACTTAGAATAGGTGACAACAAAAAAGAAGCTGTACTGTTTGATATTGCAGATGATTTTCGTGTAGGTAAGCATGTGAATTTTACATTGAAACACTTCATTGAAAGAGTTAAAATATATGATGAAGAAAAGTTCAA